CCCTTGGCGTCAACCTGATCGTACCGCAGGACGATAGCGTTATCGGGGTCTTTCCAGTCCTCGGCATAGTTTTCCGTCGTACCGCCCACTGCAATTGCTGTTGCTTTCGGAGACTTCATAAGCAATTCGGCTTCGGTTGAAGCCCAGAAGTTATATCGGCGCTGCGGGTCTTTTGCCTTGGCAATCAGGCTGTGAAGATGACGCTTGCCGTCGATCCACGCCTCTTCCCCATATACAGGGATTATCGGGATATACTTCCCTGGGAATGTAGTTTCTTCGAGTACGTCAGCTCCTGAAAGATGGTATCTGCGAACGGTCTTCTTTGTGATTTCCCGTATGTCAAGAGCACCTTCCGGAGCGTCTCCATTAAACTCAATGACGCTGCCATCCGGCATTTTTGCAATGGAAATCGGATCTTCTTCGATTTCAAAATATTCGCAAATGACGACCTGATCGTCGTCCTTGACGATTTTCTCGCCATCGAATGATACCGGATCAAACTTAGGGTATCTGTCTTTAAAGTCCTTTGCGCTGATTTCATCAAGCACCCATGCGCGGCGAGCGTCAGAGCCATCAGGGGCAACGCTTTCAGGATCGAGGTAAACTGAAAGAGGGTTGACAACCCGCTCAATATAAAATTCCTGATCAAAGCTGTCGTCATCCTTATATCGATGATCTACCCGAATAAAGCCAATACGGGATTTAATAGCGCAGTTTACGGCATAATCATAAGCGTCATCGGCATTCGAATTTTGTTCAATGTCCCTGATTAGCCCTTGCCTGATTTCAGCCGTTTCGATGTCCGCTCCGCCTGAATGCGGGATGATGTCAATGCGGGGCGTGTTCATGCGGATGTCGTTAGACACCTGATTAACGAATTGCGTCAGTTGATCGATCTGGAGGGCGGGACGATTGCGGCGCTTGCGGGAGTTAAAATCTTTGTCATCCCACTGCGCCCCTGGCTTGTCCGAAAGAAAATTGGAATCCTCTTTTGAAAGAGTGTAAATGTCGCTCCAATGTGATTGGGCGACCTCATAACCGTCTTGCGCTGTTTTGATAATATCCGACAACGATTTACCTGATCGCTGGATATTGGCCTATACGGCATGGCATACAAGCGGCAAAAAGCCACAGGTGATTAAGTATATTTTAATATTTATATGATGTCAATTCACCCCATCCACCCAGTGCGGCGTTGTGGAGCGAAGGGGTCGGATGTCATTCTTGCAAGCCCGCCCTTGCGCTGTCCCGCTGCGATAGCCCCATATCTTGCCGCGTCTGCCGCGTGCGATGTCCAGTCATGTCGAGGCTTGTCCTTGAAGATGCTGCGGTCTTCATCCCACTCATAACCGTAATTATCCAGCGCATGGATGCCGTCCTTGCACTTCTCTGCGTCGAAAACAGAATACGCGATGGTCTGGCGCAGCAATTCAATTCCTGGAGAGATGTCGGCCTCCCTTGCCAGAACGGTATTTGACAAGCCCATCTGAAATAGTTGCTTTGATACGCTCTCGCCCCGAATGTTGCCATGGCCGCCATCATGTGGCAGGTAATGGCCGTGCGTCGCGTAGTTATACGGGCGGGATTTAATAATCTGCGCGTAATGGCCTAACTGCTCGCCAGCGTTTTCATAGTATTCCAGCCAACGCAATTCGCGCCCCACAAACTGCAGCCACCAGATAGACGTGGCGTCGCCAAAGCCCAAATCCCACGCTGTAAAGACCTCACAGGCGGGGTCATATGGAACTTTGGTTATGCGAGCTTCCTCGCGGGCCTTGGCTAATTGGCGGGCGTATACGGCACCGTTGCGCCTGGTGTCGGGCTGGCCTTCCCAGATATGAAGATACGCCTCAGGATCGGCGGCTTCTAGCTTGCGGCGCTCTTTGTCGAGGACGGAGGGGAAGAACGGATTGTCCTGCCACCCAATTTTGACCGCCGTCATGTCGTCGTCGGTATAGGCCACAAAGCGCTGATACGTGGGATCGGTCAGGTTCTTAGGGTTGAAGCTCACCCATATCTCGGAACCCTCTTTTCGCACCGTGGGGATGAGAATTTCCCATGAATTGTGAGATACGTTCTCCGCTTCCTCAATCCAGACGATGTCGGCGCCTTCAAGTGACTTGAGGTCTGTGGTGTTGTGCTTCAGACCGCGAAACTTAAATTCTGTACCATTTCTTCCGCGAATCACGTCCCGCAGTATCTCATAATAATCCTGCAAGCCGTGTTCGCGGATCAAGTCTCCAAGCAGGGCATGAACGCTATCGGCTATTGATTTCTGTATTTCCCTCCCGCATACAATCCGAAGCGGTTTCTGCATCCCCTTGACAAGCAAGGTTCGAGCGATCGAATGACTTTTCGCCCCGCCCCGCCCGCCATAAAGAATCTTGTAGCGCTTTGGCTCAAAAAGAAATTGAAATTTACTGGGGATTTGAATTTTTATTGACAAATTCCACCTTGATCGTCGGCTGGTCGGCGGGGTTGCCGTTTTTGTCTAGGGCTTGCTGTTCTTGCCTAATAGTCTCTGCCCACCTTGCGCGGGTCTTCAACCAGAAAATAATAGATGACGTGTCATCATTCATGCACTTGTTGTAAAGCCTTTGCGCTACTTGTGCCGTGGCTTTAGTCGCGGCGGTTTCTAATTCATACTCGTAATACTTACGCAGGGTCTTGGCGTCTATTTCTAACACCTTGGCAATGTCCTCTTGCGGAATGCCATAGGACGCCATAGCTTCAACTGTTTTGCGGGTCTTGTCATCAGGGCTATGCGGCTTTCTGGACATCTATCCCCCTAGCGGCGGCGACTTCCTCGTATGTATCGCCAGCCATTGTCGCCTTTTTACCCGTGAAATCCTGCCAGCGTTTAATTATAACATCGCAGTATTTGGGGTCGAGTTCCATTACGAATGACCGCTTATTGTTCTTTTGAGCCGCAATCATGGTTGCTCCAGAGCCGCCGAAAAGGTCTAGAACAGAGCCGCAGCTATGATTAAGTAAAGCCCTCTCACATAGGACAACTGGTTTTTGGGTCGGGTGAAAAGAGTTCTTTGACTCCCTTTTTATATCCCAAACAGTTACCTCGTTATTTGCGCCGCACCAATTTACTTTCTTTCCTGTTTTAAATGCGTATATGCAAGGCTCGTGCTTTGATTTGTACTGCGCTCCTATGGCACCAAACTGTGCGAGGTTTTTGTTCCATATAATCCAAGAGCGAATTGTAAATCCTGCGCTCTCTACTCCTTTTATAACATCTGAAGCAAATCTATCTGCGAACCACAAGTAGATTGGTGCGGCGTCTGTTGTGGATAGAAAAGCATTTTTGATAGGCAGATCATACATATCTACCTTGTCATCGTTTTTTAACTTGTCTCTGCGTTTTTCATTTGCATGGCCGCCATCGTAATCAACCCCGTAAGGCGGGTCCGTAAACACCATATCCGCCTTCTGCCCATCCATCAGCAACGCCACACTTCCCGCATCCGTGCTATCCCCGCACATAAGCCGATGGTCGCCCAGTATCCAAATATCGCCCTCAATGGTCACAGGCTGCACAGGTGCTTCAGGAACCGCGTCCTCGTCCGTAAGGCCGACCGTTTCCTCCAACGGCTTGAGCGCCAGTATTTCGTCACCAGTGAAACCAGTGAGGGTTAGATCGAAGCCCAGCTCCTGTAACTCGTCAAACTCAAGGGAGAGCATCTTCTCATCCCACCCTGCATTCAGCGCCAGCTTGTTGTCCGCTATCACATAAGCTTTCTTCTGCGCCTCGGTCCAACCAGACACAACAACGCAAGGCACTTCAGTAATTTTTAGCTTTTGCGCGGCCAGTACACGGCCATGGCCTGCGATGATGTTGTTTTGCTCGTCAATAATAACGGGATTTGTGAAACCAAACTCGCGGATTGACGCAGCGATTTGCGCCACTTGCTCATCCGAATGGGTGCGGCTGTTTCTGGCGTATGGGATCAACTCCTTAACTTTTACGTTAATAGACGGGAAATTTTTTATTTCTTTGACCATACAGCATAATAACTATTTTCATTTGCAAAATCAATCCGCATGAAATTCCGCATAAAATTCCGCATGAAATTATATTTTCATGCATGCATTTCCAGCATACCAGCCATGCACATAATACGTTACAAAATATTTTATTCATGGGTTATATTAAATTCATGAGCAGCGCAATGAGGCGCGGCGAAACAGAAGGATGAAGAAAATGACAAAACTTGACAAAAAATACCAGCTTATCACAACCGGCGGCGACGTGATTTTTATCGGAAAACGCGGGTCGAAAAGCTATATCGATAGGCATGCAGGGTTCCAAGGGGATTTTTCGGAATGCATGATTGCCGCATACCGCGCCGGGTTTGATATTGGAAAATCCACCGACAAGGATTTCGTCAAAGAAAACTTTGATGCAATGCAAAAAACCGCAAAATTTATAGATTAAACAGAAGGATGAAGAAGATGAAAATCCGACACGCAACCCTAGCCCTGCTTGCCTTGGCATGTTTTGCCGTGGCACAGAACGTAAAACCTACGGACTATGACATAGCAATGTGCATGAGCGAATCGGAGCAAACTGAATATGAATGCGCGATGATGTACATTAACAAACGCTTGAGAGGAACCGAAGTAAAATGAAAAATCACAAACACTATGAACTAGCAAGAAAGGTTAACAAAATAAAATGGAAAACTCAATATCAATAGTTTGGCATATTGACGACATAAAAGAGGTTGACAATACCTTGACAAATGACCAGGCGCGGAAGGTGTTACAAGTCTTGAAAAAAACACACGATGCCAGCGTAGGAATTAATTGGGAGGTCATATCTTACACAATTGACGCAATGAAAGAGGGATTGGAATTATGACAGTAGCAGATCACAGAATACAAGCGCTTACAGAGCGCATAGA